GCAGGTAAGTCTACCAAAAAAGTAATGCCGAACAACGTTTTGTAAGAGTTTTTCTCTTTTGGTAAGCACGACGACATAGAAATCACCGGTGAATAGTTTCTTAGATCGAGCAACACACTCCCATACGTTATTCTCGTATTGTTCATGCATTGCCCGTTCAAGTTCAATAGGATCTCGCGTGGGAGAATCCTGTTGCATAAGGTCGGTTGCGGCTTTACCGACGGTTATTTTACGTGTCATCTACTCTTTTTCACTTTAGAGATCTTAGCGCCTGCTTTTCTAGACTCATTCAATGCTATCGCAATTGCTTGTTTCGGATTATGCACTTCAGGGCCATGTTTGGAACCACTGTGAAGCTTTCCCTCTTTGAATTCGTGCATTACTTTTTCTACTTTGCCTTTGCCTTTAGGCATTTTGTGCTTCTTTGACGATTTTATCTTTGCCTTCTTAGCGTGTGCCTTTTTAGGCATCTTTGGCATCTTAGCTTTTTTAGCTTTGTGTGCTGCCATGACTATTCCTTTGATTTTTTGCTTTTAGGTTTACCAGCTTCATGTCTTTTTTTAAGCTCAGGATACATTTTGTATACCTTTGCTTTAATGCCTGCAGGATCTGGTGCAAAGTGAGCACGAGCCAAGGCATTACGTGCATGGGCCAGGTCGGGTATAGGAAAACTATACTTGCTTGCACCGCCTGAAGCACCGGCGAAGTCTTTAGGCTTAACACTTTTGTATTTGCCTGCGCTCCCCGAGCCTTTTTTCTTACGCATTTTTTCTTCAGCGCCACGAGGAACCTTGACGCCTTTAGCGACGACAATTTTCTTCGCTTCTGATTTCTTTGATTTTGCCATAGTAACCCTTATTAAAGGGGGCCCGTGTAATTGCGACAAAACACGAACCCCCAGAGTTGTTATCGACTTAATCGCGTATCTTCAAAGAACAATCGACGGCGAACATAACGTTCGTGCTCAGACAAATGTTCTTTGATCAAATTAGAAGGTTTGCCCAAGATAGCAAAAGCTACCTTAGTTGCCTTCTTATTATGGCGTGGCATTATCGGCATGGCCTACTCCTCTACTTCTCTCGAATCATCGATATAAGGAGAAGAATAGTAACCCGCGCGAGGATATTCCCGGTGTACTGGCTTCATAGAACAGTTTGCCATAGCATTTCTGTCTTCTTTAACCATACCACCTTCAGCCATTTCAAGACGACGGCGCTTATCTAAGCCAGCGTAAAAAGAACTTTCAATGTCTTCGACCCTCTGATAATCGAATCCACTTCGTTCTAAGTCCTTAGCTCTCATGTTGCCGTAGACTTGCAGTGCCTCTTCACGATTTATAGGCCGTGTACCACGAGGACCTTCTCGATGACCGAGAACTTTCTTTCGTAGTTCCATAGTAAACCCTTAGTACATATCAGGGAATTGGCCTTTTTTCTTGTGCTTAGAATCTTCTTTGCGTTGGTGGTCAACACTACGAATCGTATCATCAAGATTGTATACGCCATAATCATCAGCTTTAGCATACATTTTGATCATGACATCTTGAGGAAGATTAGCGATGGCATTGCGATCTTCTTCGATCATGCCACCGTCTTCCATTTCTTGTGTACGACGCGCTTCAGGTCCAGCATAGGAACCTTGGCTTCCATCATAGTAACGTTTTTTTGCCATGGTAGGCACTCCTGTAGAAACTGCAGCCTAAGCTGCAAGGTTAATAAATCCTCTAACTACATTCATACGCCGTGAGGAACTTCGAGCGCATGCATACGAATCTCTATGTATTTACAGATCAACGCAAGATCTTCTACATTAAACTTCTCAAGTTTAGTAACTACCTGCTGTAAAGAACGAATACGTTTATAATGGCGTTTCTTATTGGATACGCTCTTACGTATAAGATAATCAGCAAGCTTTTGTGTTTGCTTGTCAACGCTAGGTACTGCGCAGAGAACTAAAGAACTAAAAAGTAACGGTATTAACCATCGCTTCATTGAGGCAATCCTTGTTGGAGTTGTTGTGGGGCTTTGAGACGAACTGAAAGATCCGCCATTTCTTTGTCTTGTTGGTCTTGATTTTGCAAAAGTTTGCTCATACGAAGAAGTTCACCAAGATGTTTCAAGTCAATCGATTCTAGTTCTTTGAGCGCTTTGATCTTATCAAGTAAAGCCGTGTCATCATCTTTATGCGCTTGCGCTCTACGTTCTACCGCTAACGCTTGGTTCTCTTGCACACGACTTAACCGTTCTACACCAAGACCACGATCAGCTTCAGCTCTAGCTTGTGACAACTCAATCTGCGCTTGCTGCAATTGCATTTGTGTTTGTAGTTGTTGTTGTTGCGCTTGCTGAGCAGCTTGTTGTGACTTCTGTATAGATTCAATGAGCTCTTTTTTGTTCTGCAATGTAGAAGCCTCAAGCAATTGATCGTCAGGGATTGGTACGCCAGCTTGCTTCAAATAGATCATCTGAGCAAACTGCATTTGCTTTTGTGTAGAGGTGTTAACACCTTCTTCAACAGCAGCGTGGTATTTTCCAAAGGCCTTGTTGTAAAACTGTGGCGCCGGTTGCTTACCCTCGAGAATCTTTTGAATCTTTCCCGGTGTGAAATTAGTCTGTACTACATCAATCATAAGCTTGCCAAGTAACTTCTGTGCACGATCAAGATTATCAAAGAGTGGTTGTAGTGTTGTAAGCCCAGCTCCTTGGCGAAGCATGGATAGGATGCCGGCTTTATCGTCGACCGCACTGCCCATAAGTTCTTCATTGGCACCCGAAATTTTGAAAATTTCATTGCCCAATGATTCTGATATCTGCATCATTGATGGTGGTATCGATGGGGCAATGATCTGTTCAACATCAGTCATCTGAGCGTCATCTTTCAACGCAATACCACGACCTTGGCCAGCAGAACTATAAAGATCTTTAGGATTGATGACGGCGTTCTCTTTGAACTTCCAACCAGATGTTACTTGCGACTCTAAGATATCAAGCTCAATGATCTTACGACGGTTATAGAGATATTGAGCATCACGCAAGCCACGCACAACGCCTTGAATACGATACGGGAAGTAGGGCATTTGCGGATTGTAATAAGCGAAAACTGGAACGAACGGATACTGGTCTATACCTAACGGATTAGGACCGTCGTACATAACGCGTCCCTGAATAACAACAGCTACCTTAACCGTAGGAACATCGCTTTCAATAACAGAAACCTGAGGATATTGCTCTAGGAATATCTTAAGTCGTTCATCATCCTGACCACGCCACTCCATCGTCTCGCCAGTTTCTGAATCAAGTAAGAGTTTCTGTTTCCGATAGTCACGATAATAGTATTCATCATACGTTAATAGTTGCTTATATGCATAGCCATAGGATTCAGGCATGAACTGGAACTTTGCATCTCTGCCTGTTCCTGATTCATTACTTACTAACCCAAGAATCTCATCTTCTTTATCGGGCATAAGGGAAATACATTCTCTACGCGTAAGGAATGATCGCTTCCAGATGCCGTTACAATCAGAAAGATCGGCTTTCCTGAAAAAAGGATCAATGAGGAATGCATTGTATGAGCAGTTATCAACCTTGATATTGCCAGAAACAGGATCTTCTCGGTAATCCATCCAGAGTTGGAGAAGATTCATACCGGTTACGAGTGAACCATGGAACGATTCTGATATCGTCTCAAGTACACCTTCCTGGCGGTTTACCCATAAAAGTATCTTCGTAAACTGATCCGCTGTTTCTTGATCACCGTTTTCCACGGGAATAACGATCGTTGATTTACGATTCCGGCGTTGGAACCCGCTAATCATATTAACAACCGGCTTAATATGGTTAAACGTAAATTGACGTCTACGGTTTACCGGAAGATTACCATACAGGTCATTCCATAATGTCTGATCGTTTGCCTCGAACCGGGTGTCCTGATCAGCCTCCGACCAAAATTGTTGATTAATGGTAACACTGGAAGCATAAAAGGCCTCCATGCGTGACAGAAGGCCTTTATGTTGCTCATCGTAATACTGTGGTCCTAGTTCGGGAAAAATCATTGTGTATCCCTCATATAAATTACTTTGCCCAAGTCTAGAATCCTACAGGTTCCAAAGCAACTATTGATTAGTACTTACTGTGTCATCAACCTTACAGCCCTTACATGAGCATGGACCATTAAGAATGTTGAGTCCTTCAATGTAGGTCCAGCGATCACGAAACCACTCAAAAAACTGCGCTTGATCAGGAAATTCCCTCTCTGCTTCTTCAAGTGCAGGCTTAAGTAATAACACATAATTGAGCATGCGATGATCGGTGCCATTTGGCCCCTGTAAGCGTACCTTCTTATCAGATTCAGATAAGGATTCATCAGCAAGAATCGCCTGAGCTTCTTTATAAACATTAAATAGATTCTGGATCGACCATGCTACCATGTGCTGGAAAGCTTGTTGTTGTGCCATATATTAACCTTTCATAAAGTACAAAATATATAAACGCTTACATACAATATCACAAACATAGCACCCACAGAGAACACGGTTATTCCTATAACGGTAGCCACGATCTTCAATGTTTCTTTATTCATCGTAGGTCGGAAGGGATATCGTCCCTAAATATATTGGGTAGATGTGACTGACTTCCGTACCGCGCTTCTTGAAACTGCCGCTCTCTTTCATCAGGCGACATACTGTCACGAGTCTTTGGCAGTGATATCGCAAGATAACGCATAGCATCCGCATAATGTGAATTGTAATCATGCAGTGGGTTCGATTTATATACTTTTTTCTTTGCATCCCATTCCTGACGATAGCCTTCGAGAGACTTGATTAATGGTGCGCATTGTTTCTCATCTATCCATGTCTTTGGCAATGTTGTACGCACCGCTTCTATACCATCTACAATGCTTAAATCCGGGGCTACGGTAAACGATATACCAAGATGCTTAGCTTTCTCTATCCTCGTCATACCCGTGCCAAATTCCTTAACTTTGATATCGTGCGGGGCTATGTGTTTCCCATACTGATACGGCTTAGATTGTAGAACAGAAGCATAGTGTTCTAAACCTTCTTTGTTTTTGTCATAACAATCTATTATGCGTATCGTTTGTCCAATTGTCTGAAAGAAGATGATTGCCGTGCTGTCCCTGATACCGAGGTCCCACGCCGTGTGGACTTTGAAACCTGGTTCCCACGGGACTTGGGCGATTTGGCCTTTAAGGCGCATGCGGTCGAGGCTTTTGGCATAGTAGGAGCCTTCAACGCCCATGTCGAAGCTGGTGTAGTACTCTTGTTGGATGAGGTCTTCGGACATGATTCCTTCTGCTCGTTCTCGTTCGATTTCATGCAGGGGTATATGTTGAGTATCATCGAGGGAGAGCTTGTAGCAGAACCAGTCTGGGTTATTTTGAGCGATGTTGTAGAGCTCCCATAAATGGTTTTTACCGCGCGGCGTTGACAGGAAGAGTGCCCATCCATCATTGGCGGCAAGTATAGGTCGTAAGTATTGGTACGCTCGCGGGTCTTGTAACGCATACTCTGAGAAGACAATCCCTTGAGGGTTGGTACCGACAAGAGAATCGTAGTTGTCAGAGCCAACAATCTGAAAGAGTGAGCCATTGGTAAACCTTATTTTCATTTCCTGGGAGTTAATCGATGCTATTACTTCTTTAGGAATATACTCCAAGATTCGTTCCCCAGTATTAGTAATCGAATCAAAGAGGATCTTCCTGCCTTGTGAGTATGTTGGGAATATATAGTAGATGACACAGGTTTTGCGCAGAAGATACCTGATACAATAATTGAACGCCAAAACATCTTTACCGCTTCGCCTAGGAGCAATGCAAAGAACACGCTTGTATCCCTTGTTCTCTAATGCGTCTAGCACGGGGAGCTGGTAATGACGATATGTGAACTTATTCAGATGTATCTGTGTCGCTACGGTCATTTTTTCTTTCTGGTACTAAATCACAGGTCGGTATCTTTTCCATAATCACTATCTGCGGTCCACTTGTAGATTCTTGTCTATGCTTCTCTCTTAATGAAGCGCGCCACTCAGCGGCCTCGCGCCATTCCTTATCGTAGTGTGCCATAGAAGTAGCAACGATACCTGAGTCATACTTCTTCTTTAACGCTCCTATCTCTCTGCGATTGCCTATAATAGTGCGAGCATTGTTATGGGCTTCCTGTAAAGAGGGGAATGTTGAGCACCATGTAACCCAGGTTGTTTGTCCAATTCCCTTCTTTAAGAAGAACTGAGAAACTTTCAAAGCTTCATCATCATTCTGAGCCCATTCTATAATCTCAGTCGCTAATCTCTGTATTCCTTCATGGTTCATAGGGCACATCTCCTGACTGAAAATATTGAGGTAGTCGAACCAGCCGTTTTTTGTTGGAGTTGTATTTGATGTGTTAGGCTCACTGGTTTTAGCTATCTTTTTCTTAACGTAGGTTCTCTGAGATGGTGAACTCTGTCCGGGCTTCTTGGTCATAGGTCTTTTTGCAACTGACATAGGCAATAGAGCTCTCGCAATCATAAATTATGCCATGTGTAACTGCTTCTAAAAAGTGTACAAGAGTAAACAATGATGGTGGCATAAGATGACCATCCCCGAGACGAGCTTTACATTTAGATCGTGCTGTTGATGGTAATGGAAAGAAAAACATTACCTCAAGGGTAAGTTCTCCTTCAAATAGTGGTTCATCATTGTGTTGTCGTTGTAGTTCTATAGATGTTAATAATCGAACTTGTTTGGTAGTACTCCAAGCTATGACATCATCAGTGCGACGATGTACGAGTGCTTGTGGTAACCCTTTAAGAATATAGGTTCTTGATCTCACGCTTCACCTGTCTAGAAGATTTCCTCCCATACGGAATCATCGTCGACAGGGGATTCTATCAGTGGGTGACGTTTTGTCACGGAGTGAATGACTTCAGATTGAATATTCGGCAACTCGTGACGTGGTGGATGACTAGCATCCACTATTTTTGGTACGGGTTGAATTTCGCTGAGACCCTGAAGAATAGCTTGTTCCTCAAGAGCAGCTCGTCTTTCCAACCATTCTCTGTGTTTTCGTTGCTTGTCTGCATCCATCTTCTGCAAAATCGTAGACGAGTACTGTCGCTTCCAAGCGTTTCTGTCTTGCTTCATGTCCTGTTCCTTGTTTGAGGGGGAGTAACTATCGTCTCTCGCGCGTGCGCTAGTTATATAAATATAATTATTTATAACCTTAGAACTATATGGTGTAACACCAGGTTTGGTAATGGGTAAAATGAGGCTTAAAGAGAGTGGTGCTAACCACTTAAGTTGGTTCCATAAATGGACTATACGATATCGCTCAGCTTTAGCTTCATCCGTAACCACATAAAGACACGTATTAAATTCGCGACGGGTCTTTTCGATGTAGCCGTTCCAGTGAAGCCACTTCATAGTACGAAGAATTGTTTGTCTATCGACGTTAAGATGCTTAGCAATTGTGGTATGTGAAACGTAGATTGCCTTGGCGTGGGGAAATTTAGAGAGAAGATAGTGCAAAACACGTAATCTAGTCGGCAAAAGTGCTGCTGGATTAAGTTTTTCTTGATTTGTGTATGAGTTTTGGTAGTTTGAATTCATATACAAAGTTAGAGTTTGTATAAACAATGAGCAGGGATGAGCTAAAGTCCCTGCTTATGCTTTTTATAATCTATTCTAATATCGGCGTGATACTACCTCAAAATGGTAGGAAAGATCAAGTCATCTTTATTATTCTTTATATATTCGTACATCTTCTCATAGGACTGAAACCGAGCAATCTTGGGTTTACCTTGTAGAAAATCTAATAATACAGGGCATGCTACATTAAATTCCGTCGCTGCATGCTTCTTCGTCCATCCCCTAGCCTTTATGTAGGCTTTTACCATAACGCGAAACTGATCACGAATTTGTTCGTCTTCGATTATGTCTTGTATCGCTCGCCAATTGTTCATATATATCCTTATCTAAGTTAGTGATATATATAGAATATAGTTAGTTTATTAAGTTGACAAGATATAGTTGTATGTCATAATTGAGTCAGGAAGTAAGAAACAATGCTAACTTGAGTCAAATCATGGCTAGATCACGCGCATCAAGAAAGGCAGTAGCCGAAGCAATACTTAAGTTCTTAGAACGCAAAGGCTTCAATGCCAATGTGGAACTTCATAGAAAAGAATGCGACTATGGCAAAGTAGATTATGAAATCTGCGAGATCAATGAACATTGCACTGAAGGGTGCTTAGAGAATGCAACAAGATAGATTCTGTAACGATCCAAGACACCACGATGTTGATAACTTTCACTGTTCAGATGAAGTTAAACAGCAGCTTAGATGTATAAAAGATAATATGAATATTCTTCTGAATAAACATTATGATCTTGAAGAACAAAATAAACATCTGAACGGTAGTAGAATAGATTTGTACAAACAATATATAAAGTTTATAGAAGAAAACTCCTCAAAGATGAATGAAATAAAACTTAAGTTGTGCTATGCACAAGCAGAAGTTGAGTTTCATAGATATATTCTGATTGCTTTAGGAGCTTGTACTATTTCTCTTTTAACGAAAGTTTATTCCCCTGTATTTTTCAACATTTGGGAGAAACTCTGGAACCGATGACTAATACATCAAGTGAAATAATATGAAAGAAATGGATCCAAAAGAATGGTACGCAACTAACGAGGTGGTAAATCCTCCTGAAACCATTGAAAGTTTAAAATATAGAATCCAATGTCTTGGCAAGGATCAATGCATCGCCGAGAATCACATTAGGGAACTTAGGAAACAAGTTCAAGATCTATTATGGTGGAAGGGTTTGTTTCTGTGGTTTGTGTTGTTTTACTTCGTCCTTGAAGGCATAAAATATGAAGCAAGGGTTAGATATGGAACCAATCATTCAGCGTCTATTAGATGAACTAAAACTGTGCCATGAGCGAGAGCTTGAAGAAGTTAGAGCAGCAAAAAAAATACAGGAAGATGAGCCATATCGTTCAGATGAAGTTAAAGATCTTGTCATTGCCATTGGCAAAGCACAAGGAGAATTTCCTCCTATCAAATTCAATCGTGTAAACTCTTTCCACAAGAATGAATATGGCGATCTATGTGCTATCTTACAGGCGATACGCCCAGCGCTAACAAAACATGGCTTGTGTATCACGCAAGAAATGAGACTCACAAAAGAGGGCGGCAATGTTCTTCATACTCGCTTATGGCATATAAGTGGGCAATTCATTGAAAGTAGATTGCGTATAGTCCCCTCGAAATCTGGAATACAAGAATTCGGAAGTGCGGTAACCTATAGTCGTCGTTATTCTATTCAAGCATTACTCTGTGTGTTCCCAGGAAACGACCCTGATGATGATGATGGCGAAATAGATATGGCTGAAGTTAGAAAAGAGGACACAGAAGCAGAAAAAAAACCTGGCAAAAAATATGAAAAGACTTTCACCAAATCCTATGAAACTATAACTCAAGAACAACTTCTTGAACTTGAAATTGAATTAGGCAATTTCCCAGACGAAGATGGACTTAAAAAGTTAATGGAAAGCATCTTTGAAGAATATCGCATAAGAATTCTTGCTGATATGCCAAAAAGCGGCTATTTCCCTTCGCTTGACCGTATTCGTAGAATAAAAGAGACCTATAGCAAAAGAAGACTATAACTACGAGGACACTATGTCAGACCAACCATCACGCATAAGCGAACCGCCCATGCTGATACAGCGGCATAGTGCACCTAATATCTATGATCATGCACCGGTAGGATCTCAATGCAAAGTCGTTGCACATGATGGATCTTTCGTGATGTATACACAAACCAGTAGAGATGAAAATAATCCTCGCTGGGAGATTCTTAAGCAGGAATAATAAGTTTAGGGACTATGGTAGGAAGCACATTGTATTACTTCCCTCACCTAGGTATATATATACTTAGTGTGAGGGTTTATTACTGAAGGAGGTCCCATGAAGAAGCTATTCTTCTCTCTTCTGTTTGTTTCGTCCTTGTATTCTGCCGATAAGCAACCTGCAACCAACGTCGTTGTCACCACAACGCAAACTGTTACACAAGCTAGTAATCATAAAAAGCACGAACGCAAAGCTCATTATAAAGTTGAGCGTCAGGTTATTCCTGAAAGACCAAAAGATGATGATCGCGTTGAAGCAGGATGTTGTTGTTTCTTTAGAGACAGTTCAAAGTAAGGAGTTGTAATGAGGCATATGAGACAGATTATCATTATAAGTTTCTCAGTTTTCTGTGGTGCATTGTTGTGGAATATCTATAGCGTACAAATGGAAATGCAATTGCCTACGCGTAATCCACGATTGGTACGTTCGCAGGCTGTTCATAATCTCAATGCTGCAGCGCGAAGGCAAGAACAATTACTTGGTGATTTTGAACAAGCATTGAGAAATGAAGAATTTAGATTTCGAGCACTAGAAATTGTTAATGCAAGTGTTCAAGAACATGGAATACCAGGTGCTCTTTTTGAACCACAACCACGTAGAGCAGAACCACAAAAGCCATGGTATAAACGGCTCATTGCTGCCATATCATGTACTGGTAATAGAAGATAAACAGTTCTACTTTATATAGAACAAATCCCCCTGCATGAGGAGCACCCACATGCAGAGGGAAAAAAGGAGTAGTGAATATTTAAAGTTCGACGTCAACACTTCCAAAACGAGCCTCTAATTTATCAAGGCGTTCTGAAAGCTTCTTGACTTCATTAAGCAATAACACAGAAAGTTCATGATAGCGAACGGTTTCTGGATCACCCTGTTGATCATAGACAACAAGATCAGGAAAGATCTCTTCAACTTCTTCAGCGATAAGACCACGTTGGATGGTTTTTTGTTTATCGCTCTTCCATGTAAATGTTACCGGTCGTAGCTCAAGCAATGGCGATGAGTAATCGCCCATGTCCTCAATGTCATCTTTGTAGCGTTCTGATGAAGATATGGTACCAAGCTGGCCAGCAGAGTCGATAAGAACTGCTACAGCATCATTATTGGTTGTTGTTATGCCACGGATACCGTTGATGAAGCATTTGGTTTGGTTTGGTGAAGAAGTACCATCACTACCAATACGAATGACATTAGATTCACCATTAACAGCATCATTAAGACCAATAACAATATTGTTAGACTCAGCAGCTGTATATGCATTTGCAACTGCATAGCCTACCAAAATGTTGTTAGATCCTGTTGTTAGACCCGTTGCCATACCCGAATTGAATCCTGCAGAATGACCCAATATAGTATTCGTACTTGCTGTAGTTGCAAGTGCAAATGCATCTCCACCTACAATCAGATTAGTGTTCCCGGTTCCTATAGTAAAAGCACCACCACCCACAACAACATTCCCATTACCAGCGTTAGTTGCCGTAGTCATAATAGAATTACCAAATAGTTGATTACTATTGGCTGTTGTGACATTAGGTAGTGTTCCACTTCCACATACAAAGTTATTAACACCTGTCGTTGTAGTATTGCCCGAATTGAGTCCTATAAAGAATTTATCAAC